TTTGCGAAGGTGGGTATTTTTCAGATATGTTATATTCGGGTTTTCTATATTGAGAAGGTGGGGGTGGGGGATAATTATCATCTGGGGGGAATTCAACAATTTCGTCTTCGTAATCGGGTATCATACTACTACTTGTATTTTTATTTTTAGAGGTATATTCGTCGCGGAACTCATTTAATACATCTTGAACCAACGGGTCATTAATATCATTATTATCTGTTGTATTTGTATTTCCATTTAACGTAGATGTTGGCGTAGACATATTTATACTTATTCGTAACTCTAATGATATAATATATTTAGATAATTAACTTTATAACGCAATTTATAACTAGGTATTCATTGCTTCTTCTTTACAGGTTACCTTATATTTATTAAGTTTATAGCATTTATTATTATATTTAAAATCAGCATCTATCAATTTAATTGGCATATAAAATAACAATGCAATGGATAATCCGAATATAGCACTAATTATTAATTGCCCCGCTTTATCATAGAACATTCTATCAATTATATAATTTAATTTAGATGTTCGCATTGATTATCCTAATGTATGTCTTTATTTTTATATTAATGGTGTCGGATAGTTATTATCATCCAAACATTTTATATTTATAACATCATATTTGTAACATTCATTATTTTCACCAATATATATATTATTATTTACATTTTCAAACATCATATGTTTATCATTTTGTGTTATGAAATATACATATATAATTCCAAATATAAATGCAATAAAAAAACTATACCAATTAATATAGAATATATTTTTCATATCTATTAATATTCTTATATTATTTCTTAATACATCTACCAGAATCGGGATTACATTTTTTTCCTTTTATTTCACATTCCTTCTTTTTATCTTCCGAACATTTATCTAATTTAACGACTGGTTCTACTGGTGCTACCTTTGGTGCTACCTTTGGTGCTACCTTTGGTGCTACATTTGGTGCTACATTTGGTGCTACCTTTGGTGCTACATTTGGTGCTACATTTGGTTCTACATTTGGTTCTACTGGTGCTACTGGTGCTACTGGTGCTACTGGTGCTACTGGTGCTACTTTTGGTACTACTGGTGCTACTGGTGCTACCTTTGGTGCTACCTTTGGTTCTACTGGTGCTACCTTTGGTGCTACCTTTGGTACTGGTGCTACTTTTTTACCGGTTGTTTTAACAACCGGTTCTTTAATACATCTACCAGATTCTGGGTTGCATATTTTGCCTTTATCTTTACACTCTTTTTTCTTAGCTTCCGTGCATTTATCATTTTCGGGTTTATCATCTTCGGGTTTATCATCTTCGGGTTTATCATCTTTGGGTTTATCATTTTCGGGTTTATCATCTTCGGGTTTATCATCTTTTGGTTTATCATCTTCGGGTTTATCATCTTCGGGTTTATTATCTTCGGGTTTATCATCTTTTGGTTTATCATCTTTGGGTTTATCATCTTTAATACATCTACCAGAATCAGGATTACATTTTTTGCCCTTATCTTTACATTCCTTTTTCTTAGATTCCGGGCATTTATCTGCTTTTCTTGGAAGTACCTTTGGTTTTATAGTCTGTATATTTTGCTGTTTTGGCATATTAATAACCTTTTCATCATCTATTATTATATCCAAATACGAATATAAATTCAATTTATCATTATATTTAGGTGGTTTTAATTTTAAATAATTGTGTAAAGCAGTTTTTGTTTTGTCTAATTTAAAAGTTTCCATTAAGTCAGTTTTTTCACGCAACCAATTATCATAGTTAATATTTTGTTCAACTCTTTTGTTTTCATAGTTTTCATAATATTTTTCTCTTTTTTTATTGCTAATGTTCTCCTTATCAGAAATATTATCAAAATATAATTTAATATTATCTTTTAATAATCCAGTATCTATATCGTTATTTGCATTAGTTATATCAATTATATTTTTGTTAATATTTCTTAATATTTCCATTTAATAATATTAGGGATAAAAATAAATATTTTATGGGGGCAATATAATATCATCAAACATCCCTTTATAAAAAGTTTGTAAACTTTCTGCGGGTTCCATTTGTTCTTCGTAAACACTTCTTGGCACATATTTAATAATAACTTTATCTTTTTTACATATTTTTTTATTACTGTAATATCCTTGTATTATTAATAAGCAACCTATAAATAAAATAAATATAGCAATTGCCTTCATATTCCAATGATAACTCTAAATAGGTTAATTATTTATTTTTCTCTTCTTTGCGTTGACTCCACACATCTACATTTTCAATACTTTCTTTGATACTAGATAATTCAACATTTGTATCATCATTTATATCATCATTTAATGCATCTGTTGGAGATTGCTTATTATCAAGAGATGAAGCTGCGACAATAGAATTTTTACGAGATTCAAAGACAGTATCCTTATCTTCCATATTTTGTTTATATTCCTTCATTAAAGTATTAAGTTGGGAATTGGAATATTCTACATCTTTAATAAACTCGGGATCAGGAGCCCAAGCACACCAACAACCAACTTCACCAACATAAATATGAAATTTATCACCTAATTTCTTTAAAAACTCGCTTCGCGTTTTTGCCTCATCAAGGGTTTCAAAGCAACCACGAACTTTTACACCGCGAATAGATGTAATACCTTTATTATCGGCATGATATTTAGATTCAAGGTCAGGCCCATGTACGGATTTAAAGAACTTATATTGCTCATCCATTTCTTTTGCATCAAAGATATATTTATGATTATCACTAATACTATCAATAACATTTTTTGAATCAGGATATTTTTCTTTAATAGAATCAAAGATTTCCTTAACATTATTAGAAAAACTTTCCATGAATTTACTAAAAAATAGAGCCTCCTTGTTAATAATAACATCTTCGGGGCTTACAAATGAAAGTAATACATATTTTTGTCCTCTAATAGGTTTGTCTTCATCCAAATGGTCTTCTACTCTTGGGTCTACAAGATCAATGTTTTTGTCAGTTACTGTCGCCATATTCTTATGATATTTTATATATTTATAATCTTATATATTTTTAAAAAAAATATAAGAATAATAAGTAGAAAAATGGAATATAAATTTGATTATTCGGAGGCAGGATCGCGATTGATGAAATATTTATTTGAAGGCTTAGTTGTAGCATTTATAGCGCTAATATTACCTAAAAATAAGCTTGAATGGAATGAAATATGGCTTTTAGCATTAACAGCCGCATGTACTTTTTCAATATTAGATTTATTATCCCCTATTATATCAAATAGTGCTAGACAAGGAGTTGGTCTAGGAGCGGGTTTTAGTTTGATTGGTTTTCCTGTTGGATTTTAGAGAGATGGTATAATTTGATAGTTTAGATCAATACAAATCTTCTTCCATATTTGGTCTTGAACATACAATTTTTCTCTGCTTTTTAAAAGAGGAAAATATTTCAGATATTCATCAAGACCTAATATTTGAAAAAACTTATAAAGAACATAGCTATAAGATAAGAAATTCTTTCTATCCTTTGGACAATGTTTCAAAAAAGGAGCTTGAATATTTCTAAACATATTACATAATTTTTCTTCTAATTCCGGGCTAAATTGCGGAGTAGGGATACCATTGATTCTATTTATAATATAATTAATATGTTCATAATACTTATTGATGCGTAATCTTTTAAGAATATCGCGCATTTTAGAATATGTAATTGCTTTAAGATCGAGTATTTTTTCTTTTTTAATTTCCGCTAAAATCTTCTCAAATATTTCGTCTGGAATATCAGTGCTCTCTTTCCCCTGAACTTGGTTACACCATTCCCTAAAATGATTTATCCGCTTATAGCAAAAATGGGAAGTATCCTTGGTATTTTGTTTAAGTATAGGTCTATTTTGCTCAACTAACAATAATTCTTGATATCCACATGTATTACATATCATTATTGCGTCTTGTTGCAAACAAATCATTTTACTTTTACAATCCTTACATATTTCTATATTATCATCTTCAACATTTCTAACATATTTTTTATTTATTATAGACATATATTTATCAACCAAAGTACTTTTATCATCAACTAAATCTTCACTATCACTAATATCACTAATATCACTATCTTTAATATTATTATTTTGTTCTTGATTAGATATATTATTTAAAGCGTCTAATACATTTATAGTGTTCTGCACATAGTTAGACTTTTTATTTTTTGTTTCATTTTTATATATTTTTCTTCCTTGTTTTATTGGCATATCTATCGAAGACTTAATTATATTCGTTGTAGAAACAAGAGCATTATTAATATGAGATTGGTTATCAACAGTATCATAATATTGGAATAAAATATAGCTAGTATTTTTATAATATTCTATTTCATCATAATTATTATTAAGCTCTTTGATTTTATGTTTTGTTTCTATGATTTTTTCGCGCAAATCAACGTTACTTGTCCATAATAAATTTATAGTATCTTTATCGTTATTATCATTATTTAATTGGTGAAATATTATATTTGAACTTTGCTCATATTTATTTAACATTGTATTATGATATTGTAAATCCTTATCCGTTTGTTCAAATTTTTTTATCATATTATTATGCATTGCATCAAGAGTATAGGTTTCTTTTGTATCAACATTTATCTTTTTTTTTGATGATTTTTCTTTGAACATCATATATAATAAAATTATCACAATTAGTTTTATATGTATTATAATAGAAATATTCGCGTGGTGAATTATATTTTTTTCTCCACTTATAGTATAAAGAATATAGCGTAAATGGGTGGTGGTCTTCTTCAACTAGTAGCTTATGGTGCTCAGGATGTTTATTTAACTGGTAATCCTCAAATTACCTTTTTCAAAGTTGTATATCGTCGTCATACTAACTTCGCTATTGAAGCTATCCAACAAACCTTCAATGGAAACCCAGGATACGGGAACACTGTAAATTGTCAAATATCCCGTAACGGTGATTTAATCAACCGCATGTATCTCCAAGTAGAAGTACCGGCGATAACTGGTACTGACGAAAGTTATGTTAACTATTTAGGTCTTCGCTTATTAAAATCTGTTGTTATTGAAATTGGCGGTCAACAAATAGATAAACACTATTCGGATTGGATGTATATTTGGAACGAATTATCTTTACCTGTTGGAAAACGTCACGCTTATGATAAAATGGTTGGGGGTAATGCTGCAGAAACATCTGTTGCTTCAACTACTTTATATGTTCCCTTAGAATTCTGGTTCTGTCGCAATGTAGGTTTAGCTCTTCCATTAATTGCTCTCCAATATCACGAAGTTAAAGTAAAGATTGAATTTGATACTAAACATAATTGTACTGTTCAAACTGCCGCGGGCACACAAGGACCAGCGAACTCGGCAAATGTTCTCGATCTTAAAGATATATCATTATGGGTTGATTACATCTTCCTTGATACAGATGAACGCAGACGTTTTGCTCAATTATCTCATGAATATTTAATTGAACAATTACAATTCACCGGTACTGAAACTCTTGGCACTGGCAGCACCCGTGTCAAACTCAACTTCAACCACCCATGTAAAGAATTAGTATGGGTTGCTAAATTAAGAAACCCTACTTCTCGTAATGCAAGATGGTATGATTATACTGACATGGACCCAAATGATGATATTCTCGGTGTTGGAACACCCTCTCGTGCTAAAAATCCATTCGAAGATGCAATTTTACAATTAAATGGCAACGATCGTTTCGCAGTCCGCAAAGGTTCTTATTTCAATTTAGTACAACCTTATCAACATCATACCAATGTATCTGCCAATCCAGGTATCAATGTTTATTCATTTGCTCTTAAACCCGAAGATCATCAACCAAGTGGCACCCTCAATATGTCTCGTATTGATACAGCCACTCTCATGGTTAATACTGTTTCGCAGAAACAAACAAATGTAGACAGAGGTTCAAATACCGATGCTGATTACAGTGGTATCAATATATATGCTGTAAACTATAATGTTCTCCGCATATTATCTGGTATGGGTGGTCTTGCTTATTCCAACTAAATTATTAAAATATGTCGTATTATTTTTCAATATATTATAACAATAATAATGTAATGTCTTTTGTGTAATATTACACTTTTTTTTTTCTCCACTTATAGTATAAAGAATATAGCGTAAATGGGTGGTGGTCTTCTTCAACTAGTAGCTTATGGTGCTCAGGATGTTTATTTAACTGGTAATCCTCAAATTACCTTTTTCAAAGTTGTATATCGTCGTCATACTAACTTCGCTATTGAAGCTATCCAACAAACCTTTAATGGAAATCCAGGTTACGGAAATCGCGTTACATGCCAAATCTCCCGTAATGGCGATTTAATACATCGCATGTATTTAACAGTTGATATGTCGGAAGAAACCTCCAAGGTATGTCCTTATTTTGGCTTACGTCTCATTGATTACGTGGAGCTTGAAATCGGTGGCCAAAAGATTGACAAACAATACTCTCATTGGATGTACATATGGAATGAATTATCTTTACCTTATTCGAAACGCGAAGGTTACAAAAAAATGGTTGGTGGCGATGGTGATGTATTAAAATATACTTCCAATGATCAATTATATATACCTCTTGAATTCTGGTTCTGCCGCAATGTAGGTTTAGCGCTTCCATTAATTGCTCTTCAATATCACGAAGTTAAAGTAAACATCTTATTCCAAACCTCTGAAAAATGCCAAGGTTCTACAACTGCTCTCGCGAGCCCATTAGGTGCTTCATCTCTATGGGTTGATTATATCTTCCTTGACACTGATGAACGTAGACGTTTTGCTCAATTATCGCATGAATATTTAATTGAACAATTACAATTCACTGGCACTGAATCCCTATCTGGTTCCCAAGCCAAACCTAAATTATCCTTCAATCATCCTTGCAAAGAATTATTCTGGTTTGTTACAGCAACGGGCGGCACTTCCCCCGCTGATAATCTTAACTGGAATAATTTCACCAATGATCAATCAGCAAATCTCACCACTTCTATGAAAGAGAGAAGCGCTACTACATCTGTAAATCCAATTGCTTCTGCTAAATTAGTATTAAATGGCAATGACCGTTTCTCCGAGCGCAATGGTTCCTATTTCAATACAATTCAACCATATCAACATCACGAAAATGTACCAACTAATGCTGGAATCAATGTTTATTCATTTGCTCTTAAACCAGAAGAACATCAACCAAGTGGCACACTAAATATGTCCCGCATTGACACCGCTGTATTAAATCTAAATCTAAACGCTGGTTATAATAACGGTCTCGATAGTGCTTTACACGTATATGCGGTCAACTATAACGTTCTTCGTATATTATCTGGTATGGGCGGCCTTGCTTATTCCAATTAAATATTACGATATTATTTTTCTTCATATTATTATAATAATACTTTGTGTATAATATTAACTTTTTTTTTCTCCACTTATAGTATAAAGAATATAGCGTAAATGGGTGGTGGTCTTCTTCAACTAGTAGCTTATGGTGCTCAGGATGTTTATTTAACCGGTAATCCTCAAATTACCTTTTTCAAAGTTGTATATCGTCGTCATACTAACTTCGCTATTGAAGCTATCCAACAAACTCCAACCGGAAGTAATTCGTTAGGTTCCCGTGCTAGTTTCCAAATAACTCGTAACGGTGATTTAATCCACCGTGTATATTTCAACGGTAAAATCAAAAATAATAATGCTACTGGTGATGATAAAAATGTTGCCCTTGTACCAAACTTTGGTCAAAGATTACTAAAAACTGTTGAATTAGAAATCGGTGGTCAACGCATAGATAAACATTATTCCGAATGGTTATATATCTGGAATGAATTATCTTTACCAATGGGCAAACGTTCTGGTTATAATACTATGGTTGGCGCAAATGATAAAAATTTATGTACTAAATTAGCAGGAGACGCTAGTTACGAATTATATGTTCCTCTTGAATTCTGGTTCTGCCGCAATGTCGGTTTAGCTCTTCCATTAATCGCCCTTCAATATCACGAAGTTAAAATCAACATAGAATATGAGTCAGCACCTAACTTAGTAGATGTTAGTGTTTCTAATTTATGTGAAGATGAAGATTCTAAAACAACAGAAGCGGAACTTACAGAAGGTGCTTCTTGCACCAATGGTAATAAACGTTCGGATGATTATGCTGTTGACTTCGGTAAAAAAGCTGATGATACTGGAACTCCTGCACGTATATTTGCTACTAATACTGATATTTCATTAAGTGATGCTAATTTATGGGTTGACTATGTTTTCCTTGATACCGATGAACGCAGACGTTTCGCGCAATTATCGCATGAATATTTAATTGAACAATTACAATTCACTGGCACTGATACTATGACTTCTTCTACTTCTGCTGATAGCATGAAACCAGTGAGACTTAACTTTAATCACCCATGCAAAGAACTTATATGGGCTGTTAAGAAGAATGATAATACTGACACAAAACAATTCCCATTCTGGAACAACTTTTCAACTGCCACCAGCGCAAACCCTGACAAAAAAACTGCTAATAATTATTCATTATCGTCAAATCCCACTATGCAAGCTAAAATTATGCTCAATGGCAATGATCGTTTCGCTACTCGCAAAGGTGATTATTTCTCCCTTGTTCAACCTTACCAACATCACGAAAATACTCCTGATGAAAATCATAATGGCATCAATGTATATTCGTTCGCCCTTAAACCAGAAGAACATCAACCCAGTGGCACTCTCAACATGTCTCGTATAGACACTGCTGTATTATCTCTATCATCAAGTGTAGCCGGTACTATCCATGTATATGCCGTCAACTACAACGTGCTCCGTATCTTATCTGGTATGGGCGGTCTCGCTTATTCCAATTAAAAAAACAAATTATTTTTACAAATACTTTATATTAAACCATTCGAGTATATTATCATCATATATATTTAAATCATCTTCAATCAAAATCATGATATCAAATATTTTTTTAGAAAGTACATATGATAATTCTTGTATATAATTATTTAAACCAATATTTCTTTCGTTATAGCAATAATCTATTTTATTATAAAGAATATCAATACATTTTTTATTTAATTTTTTAACATATTTATTTAATATAATTTTGTTATCTTGAACTTTATTGTCTTTGTATCTTAAAATATCTGGCTTCAAAATTTTAATTAAATAAGATTCAACCATATCACAATTATAGCTATTTCTTTTAAAATCAAGAAGATTCTTAAAATTACTATTATTTTTAACTAGACTATTACATTGCTTTGAGGATTCTGAAAGTTTTTTTAGTGAAGCAAAATCTTTATTCAGATGGAAGATGATACTACCGTTGAAATCTTGAAATAAAACGTTATTCATTGGTATTTTATACTATATATATTATTATCATTTTTTATATAAAATTTGAATATTATATTTGACTTTATTAAGTTATCAAAAATGAGATGTTTCAGTTGTAATAAGAAGATAAATACGTTGGATGGATTAACCAATAAATGCAGATGTGGAAATCATTATTGTAGTAAACATTTATTCTATACAGATCATGAATGCACCTTTGATTATGTCGTTGATTACAAGGAGAAAGCTACAAGTAATATTGTTGATTTAACAAATAAGGTAATTAAAATTTGAGTACATAATCAATAAAAAAGTATAAATTATAAAAAGTTTATAAAAATTATAGAAAAAATAAATTATGTACTCTTTTTATTAAAAAAATGATATAAGGATCTTTATGTTACGTATTATAAAATGAACGACCAAGAACGCGCTACACATTTCCAAAAAGCAGGAGATATTTTAATTGATAAATATAGCGATACTAATTATAGCGAAATGCCAGAAAAATATAAGTATTTATATAATATTTATATTCCATTGTCGTCGGGCAATAAAAGAAAAAAATAATTAATATATGAGTTAATCCTGTTTATATTTTTTTAATCATCAGAAATAATAATACTATCAAGATAAGGATTTAGAATTTCATTAACAATAAATTCAGGCTTAAACTCATCATAATTCATGAAGATTTTTAGGAGTTGTTCTGAAAATCCCGAAACCATTGCCGTTCCTTCTGTATCGCAGTTAACAGGGAATGTTCCCTGATTATCTGAATTAAGATTCCAGAATACAAACTTAGGTGCCGTATAACCGCTTTTTTTATATTTTCTAACAATATTCTTATAAATTGTCTCTAATTCTTCTGAACCATCTGATGCTTCATTAAATTGCATATCAGTAAAGACAAAGAGTTTCTTGGGCATTTCACTATCAGGAATATTATTCTTAATACCATAGCTGATAATTGCTTCACAGCATTTTACGAAATCAGTGCTAAATCCATATTTTACATCTATCATTGAGTTAAGTGATTCAAACAAACTAGGTTCTTTGCATTCCAATGTTACCAACTCTGGTTCTTCACTAAATGTAATAAATTTGTTTTTAAACAAACCATTACAGCACTGAGAAGTAAGAATGCCGAGAGAAACAGCTACTTGCGCGGGAATACTACCATTTTTTGCCCCAAACATAGAACCAGACAAATCAACAACAGCTAACGAATTATCAAAGTTGCCAGATTTTTTAACATTTTCTAGAATAGTTCTCCATTGTAATTCAATTGTTTCATTGGGACCATAATCATCATTGTGGCGCGTATCAATGTAATATTTAGACAATTCGTGTGGCAAAATACCTGTTACTTTGATTTCTGCTTTACCACTTCTAACATCTGACAAATATTGTCTATACCGTTCATCGTCGTGTTTCATAAAAGCATTGAGAAGCCTTTTTGATGCGACTCCCGGGACAGCTTGATATTTGATTTCACCCCATCTGTCACTACACATTAAGGATTCTACGATATTGATTTTCTTTCTAAGCGGAACAATAATCTCTTTGCGATACTTTTCCATCCTTCTATCATCATCTAATCCATAAATTTCAGCTGCTACACGCTTGGCCATATGCTTTCTTTTATCATTTCTATCATTTTCACTCGGGGCCCATTTAGCGCAAAGTGAAACACTATCATTTTCGTCAAGTAATAGCTTATCATTTAATAGCTTGCTCGAAAACAATTTTAGTTCATAGTTCCTATTCCTAGAAGTTTTACAATTATAGTATGTGATATATAGCAAGTCCTTCCAGCATCCATATTTATCTACATAATTTGTAAGGTTATCGCAATATGTTGCAAACTTATATGTTCGCAGCCACATCATAGCTTGATTTGATACCTTCTTTTCTTTTTTTCCATTTACTCTATCGCGTCCATTGAAAATGATAGCAACCGTTTTTTTAGGATCATCATTCCAGCATTTTTCTAAATATTCATAATTTACCTTTTTATCCAAATCGCGAGAGAACATCATGAAATAATCTACGATATTGCTTCCAGTAGTTTTGAGAGAAGTAGCACCATTAGTTGTTTTCGTGTAAGACATTATGGAATTAATGTATTATATAAAAATATCTTATATCAATTTTTAAATTATTTGGCTTCTGCTGCTGCCGCCGCTGCTGCTGCTAGTTTACTTGCGGATGGAGGGAAGTGGTGAGAGATTAGTTTTTGAAGAATAAAATAGTTGATTTCTTCCGTAGCATCAACATTTAGGATTTTACGTAGCTTATCATCTGGGAGAATGAAACGTTTGTTTTCGGGTTTGTTAAGACTATGTTCCTTGATATACGCGTTGATAAAACGGGTAATATCAGTGCGAGATTTCTCTGTACCACGGGGCTCCCCAATGAAATCACAAAGTTCATCAGAAATCTTGTTTGGTTTAGCAAAACCAGATGGGGAGTTTTTAGCATTTTGACGTTTCTTTTGAACCTTATCAATGATTTTTTGTTGCTTTTCCCAATCCTTGCTAAGTACTTTAAGTTGGCCTTGTAGTTCTTTGCCCATTACCACAAAAGTATTTACTTTTTCAATAATACTTTGGAGGGCATTTTCTTGTGGAGTTACAGGTTGAACAACTTCGGATTTTACAACATCTTCAACTGGTACGGCTTTAACTACGTCTGTGGCTTTAACTACGTCTGTGGCTTTAACTACGTCTGTGGCTTTAATTACAGGCACTTTTGTAGCAACGGTTTTTTTACCGGTTTTAACAGGTGTTTCAACAGCAGTGGTGGCGGCTTTCTTGGCAACGGGCATTATATATCTTATTTAGTTTATGGATATCTATATAATCTTTTGTTTATATCATTTTATACTGCATTTTAAAGATATTAATAATAATTAGAATGAAAGTGCAAAGAATAGGTACCTATAAAACAGGATTTAAATATTTTAATAAAAATACCGAAATAATTGCTGAAAAACAATTGGAATTTATTAAATCTCTTAAAATACCACCCGCATACGATAAAGTTACAATAATTAACGGCAAGAAAATAATCGCATATGGATATGATTCAAAAAATAGAAAACAGGTTATATATCATCCTAAATTTATATTAAGTCAAAATAATATAAAATTTCAAAAAATCAAGCAATCAATAAAGTATTTTTCCAGATTAAAAAGAAAAATTAAAAAAGATATTAACCGCGACGATATTGATAAGATATGTGCGATAATTATTACTTTAATAAAAGATTGTGGATTTAGAATAGGTAATAAAAAATACGAAATAGATAATAATTCATATGGATTAACGACATTAAAAAAAAAACATATATTCATAGAAAACAAATTTATTAAAATAGATTTTATAGGTAAAAAAAATGTTAGAAATGTTGCCATATGTAAAAATAAGGAGATTTATAATTTCTTTTTTGATAGATTAAAAAAGATCGGAGAAGATGAATATATTTTTAAACATAATGATAAAACTATAACATCTAATGATGTTAATAAATATTTATATAATTTTTATAAAAAATTTAATTTAAAAATTACTACGAAAGATTTAAGAACACTTAATGCTAACACGCTATTTATGAAATTTTTTAATACAAATATTAATTCTAAAAATCCTATAAAAAAATCTATTGAAGAGACCGCATTGAAACTCCACAATACATATGCCGTCTGTAAAAAAAATTACATCGACCCAAATATAATAATATTTGCAGAAAATCAATTGACTAAAAATAAAAATTGATTTTTTTATATACTATAATATAAGATTAACACCCTTCTATAATATTAAAATGGATATCGAAAGTATTATCACTAATTTAAAAGATATGTTAACTGAACGCGGAGATGATATCTCATTGTTCGAAGAACATAGATTATCTATTGATAAAGAGGAATATGAAAATGATAGAAATGTAATAGAATTGCAAACATCTAATACAACTGTAATATTCGCATTAACTAAAAAATTAAGAAAGTTTATAATCGATGAACTTAAAATGTGCGATACTGATAATGAAAACTTTATAGCAAAATACGGTAATATGAAAAATGTCATACTTATATTCAATAATGATACTATATCTCAGCCTATCATTTCTCAATTAAATAAATACGATAAAATGTTTCAAAAAAATAAAGGACATTTGCAGTACTTTCATGCACAACAAATAATGCTCAATCCAACAAAACACGAATATGTACCAAAACATATTAAGCTGACTGAAACAGAAGCTGCTGAATTTATGAAAGAATATATGATTAAAAGCAAATTATATATGCCAATTATTTTACATAATGACCCAATTGCTAAATGGCTTGGTATCAAACAAGGTGACATTGTTAAAATTATCAGATATAATGAAAATAGCGGTGTTTCGTTTTATTATAGATCTTGTTTTTAAATAAATATATATATTATTATAGAAGCGATTATACATAATATAAGCATGGCTGTTCATAATGAAAAATATAAAGAGATTCTTGGATTATTAGGAGATATGTATGTTAAATATATTGATATTGATAATTCCGTAACTTCAACAGCTCCATTCATACAAAAAATTTTAAAAGATATATCCGAAGAAGAAATTGTTGATTTTCCATTACTAGAAGGGAATAAAGTGTCATTATATGGTCAAGAATTGAATGAAGCAAATACGGGACCAAAAAGTAGTGCCACATATAATATAAATAATGATTCATTTACTGACTTAATAAATCAAGCAATTTATACAAAAATTAATATTATGGAAGTAGATAAAGATAACGATAATATTGATAATCTAGCAAAAACGAAGGGGTATTTGAAGTTTGCGAAAGGAAGCATAACAACAACACCCAAAGGAACTGTTAGAATTTATCATAATGAAGATAATATTTTTAATTTGATTTGTAGTATGAATCTTGTCAATGTTTTTATAGATATTTTAGAAGCATATAAAAATTTTCTAGAAAACAATAATAATATAGAACATTTCAAAAAAAATGTAAATAATATAATAATTGTTAATAAATATGCAAGGGACGCGGTAGTTACATCTGAAAATTACGGCTATTGGGTTAATGGAACTAATGAGGCCAATAAAATGAATGAATCAACCCTATTTTTATCAATTAAGTCTTATGATTCGGGTACAGATGGATCCGCAACCGCTACTAATAAATTATTTACGGAATTACGTGTAAAATATAATGGTTATGCAAAAAAGGTGGAAGCGGCAAGTGCACTACAGACTGATGAAATAACAACTGCTCCGACATCCTCAACACCCGGTGGATTGTTTGTGAATAGTAACATTAGAAATGCAGCAAACACTGCCAGTAATACATTATCTGGTATAGTTATTAAAAAATTACCAGATGGAAGGTGTGTAATTAAACAACATGTGAATGATATTTATTTGGATGATAATAATAATTCATTCATTGAAGCCAACACAGCAGAATTATATAAAGCTCTTATTGAACGCGATAAAAGATTATTGCGAAATTTTTTGAACACAATAATTAAATTGAACTTAGTAAATAGAAAAACACAAATATTGGGATTATTAAAATTTTTTAAGATTATTAAAGAATACTTCCATATTGCTATAACATCTGGAAATATGTTATATAATAGTATTCATAATAAAATTGAAGTGGGGAGTGCTACTCCCAACGCCTGCGCAGCAGGCGGCGCTCCCACTACTTGTGGTTATACAGCATACAATGCAACCCCAGCAAAATCAACAGGGTATGGTATTAAATATTTAGCAGAAACAGATATATTAGAGCAAGCTACATATATATACGGCGATGATACAAAGCGTCCGTCAGTCATTGGTAATATTAAATTAGCTGTCGCGAGTGGGATAGCTGGGGATGGTAATGATAATTCAGTGTTTGGATTAGCATATACGGAAAATAATAGATATGTTGATAAAATAATAGAAAAAATTACAGACATACATATGAACGGTGCAGAGGCGGCCAATATAGCAATTTCTCACAAGTTTGCTATATCAGATAAAGGATTTATTGCTGAGGTTTTAACCGATAGAACTATGCGAATAAAAACTAGGATAAAACTATTCGCAGATAAAAAGGCTGAGAATGCCGACCTAGCCGACGACGGTAACTCGGGGAAGAAGGGTGACACAGAAAAAATTTATTCAGGGAATTTCTATGTTAAAGCCAGTACTCATGACGCGGGTATAACATATGGTGACAGCGATGGCAGAATTAGTGGTGACACCTCGTTTAAAATAAGTAGCATTAGAGGAAGTGACCTACCTATTGCAGTAAAAAATCAATTAAGTGATCGAAACATGGATATTGCAAAAACTCATATAATAAATATAAATAATACTTCATATCCGATAATGAGTATTCAATCTGGCAGCAACACCGACTTGCTTGAATTTACAATAAGTGCCAGACTTATATATCCTTCGGAAAATGAAGAGGCATTTAAAGATGTTCCTGTTTTGACATTGCCACATGGGTCGGTAACATTATTTAGTAGTGGTAAAGTAGCACTCGGAAGTACCACCACGTCGGATAACTATTTTGGGCGTTTTGATAAAGGTAGCTACGTATATTTTCACGCCGATGGTAATACTGCAAGTGGTTTTGATAATCAGGTTTTTATTACTGTTAAGAAACCACTCGATTATAAAAATGGATATATTAATAACGTTGATGCTATTAATAACATAAACGAACAAATAAATTCTAATCAATCTAAAATTAAAAATATAAAAACATTATATTATTTAAATAAGTCAAAAAATAACCTATTATATTATCAACTTGTATCTTATATTATATTGCTAATAGGAATAATAATTACATTAGGGTTAACTTATGCAATGAAAATGGAGAAGCCCATAATTAAACTTGTATCTAGTGTATGTTTTGGAATAGTTGTATTACAGGTAGTAACCTATTATATATTAGGTGTATTATATATTGAAGCCTTTACACAAGGTAATGTTATTGAAAATTTCTCTAACCAAGAAATGCAGATACCGGCCATTGTGGGAACTACAACAACTGAATTTACTGCTGATGGAAATCATGACTACCCTGGTTACAAAATAAATTTAGTAAATACTCAATTATTGCTATTAAATAGTAAACTTATAAAAGCGATAGAATTGGCAAACGTTAGTGTTGGTCAAGGCGATGCGACATCTGCCTATACGACACTATTGAGAAATACACTTAGCGAAAGAAATACGCGCGCCGATATTAATAAAAAATTAAGTAGTGAAGCTGACGGTTCATTAATGCATATAGATTTACTAAAATATAGTGCCTCGGTTTACGGCGTTTATATTAAAACTGTATTAATGGTTGGTTTAGCAATAACGGCATTATTTACAATTAATTTATATACTGATAATAAATATATGGAAAATATAGCATTCATTTGTATATTTATATTAGTCGTTATATTCTCTTACTACTTAATATATTCTAATGCGATTGTAAGAACAAAATCCAATAATATTTATTGGGGGAAAGAAAATAAATCCCAATATAATTGAATATAGAGTACACTTGATTTTTTTTATTATTTAAAACATATATTAATTATATATATTATATAAATACGCAATGAAGAAAGAAGATAAAAATAATTCAAATAGCAGTGAATCAACAGAAATATCATGTGAAGATAATTCAGAAAATGATCCGACTTACAATATTCATAGTAATAGTGAAGATTCTGACGATGACGATGATGGCGATGACTATATTTACAATAATTATGAAGATGAAATTAATGAGATAATAAATCCCCCTAATGGACCAGCCGGAGGATTCTTTAATAAACATTATGAAGAAGAGCATGATAGAAAACAAAAGTTTTTTTTAATATTAAATCCGCAAAAAAAATCTGTGCAAAATAAAATACAAAAGAAGAAATACGATTTTTATAATAAATATACAACAATTGAGAAAAAATATTTTGATAATTTATCTGATGAGGAAAAAGATAAAATAAAATTAAGGGAAGATGCAATAAATGACAATAAATTATCAAGTATGCCTATGAGGTTTAAAATACTTAATTCAAATATAAATGAAAAGACAAAAAAGAGCATCATAGCAAAAATAGATAGTTTTAATAATATGTCACCTTGTTCAAGTGAATATAATAAATTAAACAATTGGCTATCATCTTTGAATAATATACCATTCAATAATTATTATGAAATACCGATAAAGATAAGTGATGGAAATGAAAAAATCTGCGATTTTCTAAATGGTATACGGCAGAAAATGGAAGATACTGTATTTGGACACAAAGATGCAAAAGAACAAATAATAAGAGTATTAGCACAACAAGTTTCTTTTCCAAAGGCAAATGGCTATATTATAGGTATACAAGGTAGTGCTGGTGTTGGTAAAACCAAATTAATAAAAGAAGGTATTTGCAACGCATTAAATTATCCAAATGCATTTATTTCACTCGCAGGAACAGATGATTCGTCTTTTTTGAGAGGACATTCATATACATACGAGGGAGCAACATATGGTAAAATGTGCGAGTCTTTAATGAAAACAGGGATAATGAATCCATTGTTTTTATTTGATGAATTGGATAAGGTTTCAAATACATATAGAGGTCAAGAAATTATAAATACTTTAATACATATTACAGACCCAGTACAAAACGATAAGTATAACGATAGATATTTTGAAGAAATTGATTTTAATATATCAAGATCGATGATAATATTTACCTACAATGACGAAGAATTAATAAATCCGATTTTAAAAGATAGAATGATAGTTATAAATGTACCTGGATATTCTAATGATGAAAAATTAGTATTAGCAAAAGATTATATTGTTCCGGAAATTTTAAAACAATATAACCTAAATATTGGTGATATTATTTTTAATAATGAAATATTAAAACATATTATTAATAATGTACCCAAAGAAGATGGTGTGAGAAATTTAAAAAGAGCTATAAATAATATTATTTCTTGGGTAAATATGATGAGATATGTTCCAACGGATTCTGTAAAAATAATCTTACCATATACCGTTTCAATAATTTTTTATGATAAATATTGTAAATATAATAACGTTAATGACTATGACAAGAATTTACATAATTTATATTTGTAAATATTATAATAGGATGTCAAAATTTTTATTTTATGGATGCTGGAATAATATAAATTGTGAAAAGGAATATGTTTACAGAGATTTGGTTTTAAGTTATATAAAAAAAAAAGAGAAAGCTTTATCTACATTTTATATAGCAGGTGATAATTGGTATTCAACAAAAATATTAACAACAAATATATTAAGTGAAGACGGAGCAACAAAAAAAGATATTACAACACAATATTATTTATTAAGTATACTAAAAACTGGATATTATAAAATATATAGTTTAAATAAAACTATTCATGTAGCCGCTGGAAATCACGATGAAGAAATAGATGATGAAGATTTAAAATTAAAACCTACAAAAGAAAGATGTATGATTAAAACACAGAAAAAATATATCGATACATTAAATGAGATAGGCACGAAAGAGGGCAGAGACATGGAAGAGGACGTGGAAGAGGACGTGGAAGACATGCAAGATTCTGAAATGACTAGTAGTCAAATTATTGGAAGTGATTTTAACGGATTTCAACCTACCTTAGAAGAATTAGCAAAAATTCAAAAGATTGATATTCATAAAAACACAATCAATCTATATGTAGATAATATTGGTATTGTCTATAATGAAAAATATATTGTTATAATTATTAATACAAATAAATTAAATGATGATAATTATATGGAAGATATTAAAAGCAAATTTAGAGAAATCAGTGAAGAAGAATGTAAGCAAATATTTGTAATGGGACATGTACCACTATTTGCAATTAAAGTAAATAAAATAAAAGAAAAAAAAGAAAAAAAAGCTGATCCATTATTTGGGAAAAGAGATAAATTATTCGAATTATTAGCAGAATATAAATATATCTATATGTGCGCAGACTCTCATTATTTTAGTATAATGGAAATAAGCAAAGGTGGTAAAACTGTAATACAAATAACATCTGGTACAGGTGGTGCTGACCCAGATATTAATACAGAATATTATAAAGAACCTGAAAATAAAAAGTACGAGCAAGAGCAAGAGCACAAGCAAGAGCACAAGCAAGAGCACAAGCAAGAGCACAAGCAAGAGCACAAGCAAGAGCAAGAGCAATATGATATTAAATACTATTTACTGAATTCATACGGTTACAGTATTATTCGCATTTATAAACACAAAATAATAATTATATATAAAAAAATTATTGATGCGAATGAAGTCAGTAATAAAGATGGTAACGCATATTTTTATTCAATCCAGCGCAATGATGGTACTATTAAGTTTGAAAAAATAAGCTCTATCATAAAGGTTTTCTCAGATGAAAAATTTGAAGTCTATAGAAATGATAAAGTTTTAACATGTGGGTTGATAAAGAATCAACTGGCTAATATAAAAGATAATGTAGTAACATCAGATGACAAAGTCACATTTTGTTACAAAAAAATAAAAGATTAATAATATACTATAATAATAAGACAAATAATATAGCATGATTCTATTAAGTATTATATCCATAATAATATTTATAGCTATTTACTATTATTTATTTTTAACAAATACAGAAACTTATAGCAATAATAGTGAAATATATTTTATGTCTAAACAAGAATTAAATAATTTTTTAGAACATGATAAAGATAACTATGTAAATAATTTGAGTGATATTGATTTGAATGCGAGAAAAGTTAAAACAAAAAAAGAATATATTGATAATATACGTAAAACATCATGTGATTTAAATGATAAGGAAAAAGTATTGTTGAAAAAATGCTGTATAAATGCCGATAATTATTTGTTAACGTGTAAATTACATGATAATTATATAAATTATAAAGAACTGGCCAATATAAAGTGGGTAATATGTTGTACTTATAAAAATGAATCATTTCAATACGAAGAGGGATTACCACATACTAGGGAAAATGTAATATTTTTATCAAAAAGTGTTTTAAATTACTCGGAAGAAAATCTAACAAATACTTTAATACATGAAAAAATTCATATTTATCAAAGATATAATAAAGATGTTTTTGATAAATTAATACATAGTGAAGGTTTCAAAAAAATAGCATATAATAACAAATTTATAAGATCGAATCCTGATACTAATAATGATATATATATTGATAATAAAACTAATAATGTTATGGTATGCTTATATAGAAACAATAAACCCAATGGTATTAATGATGTTATTATGAAAAACTTTTCATTAGAGCATCCCTATGAAAAGTATGCGTATGAAATAGCAAATAATTATTATACAGATGTTAAGTATAAAAACATATAAATTTTATATATATATATATTAATTAAAAAGAATATACAATGGAAGAATTACTTAAACAAGCACCTGATAATATAAGTAAAGAAGAAATTGAAATAATTTATTTAAGAAATGATAAAAATGTATTAGATACTCTTACAGAATTATGGAAAATTCCAGTTAAAAATACTGTGAAAAAATCCACTGAAACAGAAAATAAATGGAAAGAAATAAGAGAAATATATGACGATATAGACGCAGAAATGTATAAAATGTTAAGGTCAAAAAAATAATGTCAAATTATATTAAATGGATAGATATAGTAAGGGTGATTTGGGTATATCCAACATAGATGGAATACCTGTTATGTCTTTTTTTGAACTTAATAAGATTATTAATGGTCAATATCCCGGTTATCGCGATAAAGCTAGTGGTATTAGTTTATTAAAAGGAGCATTAGGTGGTTCTATGGGGTTTGATACATTAGCTAAGGGTGCGTGGAATAATGCTTCTGCGTATTTAAATGGTAATAAGGGTTCTGATTTTGAAGTTATTGCTTCACCTCCACTATATGATAATAGTGTAAAACTTCCTATATAAAAGCTATATAAAAGATATATGAATATATTATTATATAATACCAATAAGATATAATGAGGCTAAGTAATGTCCTACTATTAATATGTGTTGGTTATGTAAATGCATTTGTTCCATATGTAAGTTTACTTAAAAAAATTCATCATACGAATCACAATGTATGTTCTGTACGAAAAATAATTCATAATTCAGTATCTTTACTTAGAGCATCTTTGCATAATAAAAAAACAAAATGGGAACCACCACAAGGATATATACCAGACAGTCAAAAAAACCAAGATAAATGGATTCCATCACAAGGATATATACCATATAACGAAAAAATCGCTGAAAAAATTGATAATGATATTGACGAATTATTTAATGAAGATGCTCTGTTTTCGGATATAACAAGGGAAACATTATATATCAATAATAAATTTGATAAATTATTAGATGATATTAATCATATGAAAAATACTGTTGAAAATATCAAAAAACATAACAGCATCATTAATATAAAATCACATTATTATAATGTTGATTAAATTTTTTTTATATAATAAATTAAAAAATAATATTATAATAGATTTGGTATCCAGATATGCCACATAATATAGAATTATTAATACTACTTATGGTTATTATAATTTTAACTACTATAAGTTTGATAACTCTGGTTGAATTAAAATATCATTTAGATTTGAATGATACTATTCAGAAAATGAATAAATATTGTTTATATAACACAAATATAATTGACATACATAGTGTTGAGATTAAAAGAACATTTATGTGGAATATT